ACTGCTGTCTTTTCCGAAGGAGAAGTCTACACGTCGAACAAGGATCGTTCATCCCCCACCCTCAAAGTGGAAGGTGAAGTTGAATTCCTTGAGTGGGCTGAAGCCAATCCCGGCATCATTCCTTATCGATTCAACATTGACAACTCTGGCTGGATCCCCAAACTCGGCAGTGAGACGGAGATGTGGAAGGACTACGATGCTTACTGCACCAAGGTCGGTCACCCCAATCGCTACACTCTACCTGACTTCAAGAAGGTCTTGGTTGAGTCCGGCATTGACGATTATCGCACCAAGCGTCTTCAAAACCGAGTTTTCAAAACCGAGTCTGGAATTGATGACTACAAGACGCGCAAGGTCGCCACTCGCACCTTCAAGATGGAAGGCGTTGTCCCTGAGGCTACATTCCTCTCTCCCATGTCATTGGATGTCTCCCCCGAGATCGCCAGGATGACATCTGAGGAATTACTCGCAGAGATGAGGACTACCGTCGACGAAATGCCCGAAGTTGTCACTGCTGTCAAGACCATGAACATGGAGTACACGGTTGCTGGCTCTCCTCAAATCGCCAATGATCCTGATGCCTACAATTTCGCTGCCAACACTCTCCTTGACAATCTTGCTCTTGTCTGGCAACCTCGCTCTTCCATTCGCATGAAGGCTGTGGTTGTCGACGATCGTTTCATCGCCATGCCCAAGCACTTTTTCACTGCTGCCCCCTGGTCTGATGGTGATGAGTTCAAGATTCGTCTCCGAGAGAAGAGCTACCCACAGAGCTTCGATCGTACTCGTCTGCACTTCATTCGTGATCGCGACATTGCCATCTATCTCTTGAGTGCTCGTGTTACTGGCGCCCGCTCCATCATGTCTCGCATTGCCGCCAAGGAAGATCATGGAAAGTTCAAGACCACTACCGGAAATCTTGTTGCTCTCGCAACTAATGATAAGGCTGCTGTCTTCGTCAAGTACAGGGTTCTCCCCAGCATTCATGCTATGACCACCGCCGATTCCAAGGTTTGTGTCTATCCTCTTGGAGAAGAAGAACACTATCTTCGTGGCTACCGCTATTTCGCCGACACTGTCAATGGCGAGTGTGGAAGCATTCTGATTCAAGACAACAAGAACACTCCTGCTAAGATCCTCGGATTTCACGTGGCTGCTGCTGCTCCTCGTCAAAATGCATTCTCTGAGATGCTCGTCCGTGAGGAGATCCAACAAGGTATTGACTTTCTTGTCAACTCCCTGAAGTATCTCTCCTCCGGAACTTCCCAGACTTCGCTAGAGCTTCTCCAGCGTCACGAGATCTGTGTTCAATCTGGCGTCTCCTCGTTCTTTGGTCAATTGCATGAGCGAATCGACATCGTAGGAGCTCTTGACAAGCAACTCGTCAAGCGTGCCCCTGGCAAGACAGATATCGTCCCTTCTATCCTTCAGGGTGTTGTGGACCTCAAACCTCTCACCGAGCCTGCCATTCTCTCTCACACCGATCCCCGCATCACCACTCCCGGTTTCGATCCTCTCGTTTCCGCTGTCTCCAAGTACGGACAAGATTGTGCCCCCTTCAACAACCAGCACATCAAGATGTACGTCGAGCACTCCATCAACAAGTATCGCAAGTTTGAAGGAGCTGTCGGGCGTCGTGTCCTGTCCCTCAAGGAGTCCATCAATGGTATTCCCGGATCTGACCACCTCGACGCAGTCAACATGAACTCTGCAGAGGGTGCTTTCTGGAACTTCGAGCGTCCCATCTTCGAACACAACAAGAAATGGATGTTCGAGCGCTATGAAGACGCCTCTGGTCAAGAGTGCTGGAAGATTGCGCACAAGCCTCTCCTCGCCAAGTTGCTTCACCGCATTAAAGAGGCTCAGGCTGGTCGTCGTGTCATGTCCGTCTCCAACGAATGCCTCAAGGACGAACGCCGTGGTCTCAACAAGATCTACTGCGAGAAACCTGGCACACGTTCGTTCTCCATTCTCCCCGTCGACTACAATCTTGCTGTTCGCATGTATTTTCTTGACTTCGCTGTCATGATCATGAAGAACCGAGGTGTCTTGTCATCCCAGTGTGGAATCAACCCCTGCTCGATTGAGTGGACTGCTCTCATGATGCGTCTCAGATCGATGTCGGAGTTGGGTTTCGCAGGTGACTTCAAGAACTTTGATGGTCAGGAGTGCGCCGAACTGATGGATGCTCAGTGTGATGTAATCAATGCCTGGTATGATGATGGCCCGGTCAACGCGCAAGTTCGCAAAGTCCTCATGGGCGAAGCATACGACCGCTTGACCATTGTCCACAATGGCATCATCCACATCGATCAAGGTCTTCCTTCTGGTTTTCCCCTCACCGTCATCGTCAATGGCATGAATAACGACGCCTACAAGTATCTCGCTTGGCTTGATCTCGCTCCCGCCCCCATGAAGCGTTTGACTTGCTGCGATGAGAATGTCGATTCGATTGTCTATGGTGATGATAACGGACACGCCGTCAAGCCCAAGGTCTTGGAGTTCTTCAACATGCAAACCTTTGGAGAATTCCTTGCCAAGCATGGCATCACGCTCACCGATGAGCACAAAAACCCCTGGCAAACTGCCGCTCCCTACGTCGACATCAAGTCGATTTCTTTCCTGAAGCGTCTTTTTGTCCCCCATCCAGATTATCCTGCGGTATATCGAGCTCCTTTGGAGAAGAAGTCGATTGAGGACCGCGTACTCTGGACCACCAAGTCCAAGTTCCTCGACTCTGACGAGCTGCTTGCTGAGAACATCAAGAATTCCATGCAAGACGCCTATCAGTGGGGACGCCTCTACTTCCACGAACTTTATGAAAAGCTTTACGCTGGCCTGAAGGAAGTGGGAAAGGAGCACTTGATGGCGAACACTTCCTACACAGCTGAGGACTACGCTTTCATCTCAACCATCAAAGGTATTGAGTCGGATGCGAACCCCCTCTGCCGTCAGATTTTCGGAATTTGACGGTCTCCTTGTGTTGTTCTCCAAGGCTTGGTAGAAGACAAGCAGGTGGAAGTCAACCGACACACCCCCCATTTCCTTTGTTCTTTTCAACCTTTTCAAATCACAGTTCACGAATCCAATAACTATACTGTGGTTTTCTTCTCCTCCTCTCTTAACGACTATTCAATTGTTTTCGGAGGGTACATCGCTTCTGCGGTTGACCTTCTGGCCCACACTCATTTGGTTTCCTCTGTTTCTTACACTGGTGTCACGAAGTCGTTAAGCGTTAGATTCCCATTTGCACTCAAAGCTGATGTTCCTTATCATGCTTCAACCTACGAGTACAATGGCGAAGTTCACGTCTCTTTGGATGACACCGATTTTGGCTCTGCTAAGATTCGGTTGTTGACGAGATTGTGAGCGCTGACCGGCTTTATCTCATTTTCTTTTGCCTCTTCTTTCCTAGATCTTTATGATGCGACGAATTAATTAGAAAACACTTCGAGATAGTTGTCGGGAGATCCCTGCCGGGATATAATAGTATTAACTCATGGTTTCTGTAAGTCTTCCATGAGAGAACGTCACTTTTTCCCGGCTCCGGGTTTAGGCGATTCTTTACGTGACTTTCTGATTTCCGGCATATCTTGTCCTTACGGCATGCGAGGTTCTTGGTTCTTGATACCATATCTTGCAGAGACTTTAAAGCAGTATCCGA